TAAAGTAGTTGGAGTAAAGTAAAATAACTGCCAATCGCCTGTAGCTGTGAAATTAGAAGATAACTGTCCGCCTGTGCCTTGCAATCTAAATGTATTATTAGAGCCAACAGTAACGGCTTTTACCCACATTCCAATAGTGTGATTAAGTTCTTGAATTACAGTTCGTGTTAAAGCTGAAGCGCCTGAAGTAACAACTCTATCGGCTGTTGCGCTCCCATCAGGTGCCGTTGCGGCATTTGCGGTTACTGTTACAGTGCCCGTCGAACTCCAAGCGGCATTGTCAAATTCTTCAGAACGCGTCAACAGATTATGCGGTGCCCACTTGATTACAGGCATCTCGCGTACTGATACGTTGTCTACAGATCCCGCAAAAGTCGATGAGGCATTGATGCGTAAGTCATAACTGCTTGCCGATCCTGCTTCCAACAAGAACGTATAAACACCACTGCTAGTCATTGCTGAGCTAACATTTTCTGTTGCGCTACCTTGAAGGTAAACAGTGGCAGATCCAGCAGAAACGTTAGACAATGAAAGCGATACTTCATACATGGTGCCTGTAACGACATCCATTGTTTGATCTAGATTTGCGCTAGTGCCCGGAGATTTTGTTGCAACACCGTTGGCAATACTCCAGCCTGTACCCTTAGTCCAATCCGAATCACTATCGAACCCACCATTGACAACAAGCTCAGGCCCATAGCCATCAGTCATGGTTGCGTTGCCAGAGCGGGCGTGGGTTATGGCAGACGATAAAGACGTGTGACCAAAGTAATAGTTGTCAATGAAGTCCGCAGTGAAACCAGGAACCTTCCCATTAACAGCGTATTTCTGTGTCTGCCTGTCTCCAGCTCGCGACCTCGAAAGTCTGGGCAGGGGTATGCCGATGGCGTTACTCATAATGCACCTATACTAGTAAGGCGAAAATTCCGGTTGCAGTTGTGCCTGTGCTCTTAACACGAGTCACTGAACAATTCAGATAAAAGAAATCTGGAACTGCTACGGTGCGCGTGTCACCGTCTTTAGTAATAAACGCAACATCGCCGCCTGTCTCAATGTATAAGCCCGTAGCAACATTATCAGTGCCGACGTTATCGGTGCTGTCGTTTGGTGTTACGGGATAAAAGTCATACGGCATCCCGTGTAAGTGTGAGCCAACGCCCTTATATGGATTACCCATTTAGTTTCTCCTAATTACCACGTGCTGATCGCAACGCGCTTCCAAGTGTTTGTGCCGACGCATACATAAATGTAGTTTGCATCCCAAGCAATCTCCCCAACAGTGCCGGTATCAGTAGCAGATGATGGAGCTGATGAGGTGGTGATTCGTAGCTTATCTGTTTCCGTTGTGCCGTTTACATCAATGCCGAGTGTTGACGTAGCCAATCGCTGAGTAGCAGTGCCACCACTAATATGAAATAACTTAGCCTCACCAGTAGACTCTAGCATCGAGACATAGTTAGCACCCGTTGAGTTGCGGAAAACAATTCCAGCACCATTGGATTTAATAAATAGACTGCCGCTACCTTGCTCAGTGATAAATGAGTCGGTGCCATCACTGTTAATAATCAAGTCAAAAGAACTGCCGAATCGAGCACTAATGCTGTTGTTAAATGTCACCGCGCCCGTGAACGTGCCGCCAGCCAAAGGCATCTTTGCATCAATCTGCGTCTGTATGTCAGACGTAACGCCATCCACATAGTTTAACTCTGTGCCAGTTGCCGTTATCGCAGTGCCGCCAAGCGTTAATGAAGGGATAGTGACAGTGCCGGTAAAAGTTGGCGAAGCTATTGGTGACTTAGTATTCAGTTGAGCCTGAATGCCAGATGTAACCCCAGTAACATAGTTTAGCTCTGCCGTTGATGCAGTAATGCCATCAAGTACATTTAGCTCAGTTGATGTTGCTGTCACATTCAATAGATCAGAGCTAGACGCCTGGACTGCGCCAGTAGCGCTAAACCCTAGCAACTTATTGGCTCGTGAAGACGCCGCTGGCAACTCCATCGAGATCGAGCTTGAGTCAGTAATAGGCTTGCGGATAGATTGCGAGAATGATCGGTCAGTCTGCTCGCCTGCCAACCATAGATTGTCAAAGTCAGCGTTGACCTCAGACGCCAAGAAGTCACCAGAGTTGGTGTAATTCTGGGTGCGCGAGTGCGGCATATCCCTGTAGAGCGTCAGAATATCGCTTGTAGACGCGCCTACAGTTAGGGTGACGTTACCACCACTATCATTGCCAACGTCCGATACAGTGTAATCTGCGCCCTCTGAGAGCGTCACACCGTTCTGCAATACAACGATATGGCTCTTGTCTACGATCTCAAACGTATACGCAAAGACCGTCTGACCAGAAGTCGCGGTATATTGGTTACGGCTTGTGTTGTCTGATACTGTCATATTACAGTCCCGCCCTCTTTCTTTCCCGCTCTTCTATCGCGGCCTCTACCGAGCTTCTAAGTTTATCATCCTCTTCCAACATCTGCTGTTGAGCCATGCGCTTATAGCCATTAAAAACAGCTTGAATCAACTCAACTTTTGTACCTTCAGGGCCATCTGAGCCAGATACATAATCTCTTGAATCAAACATAATGCTCAAATATTCTTTTAGCGTATAGTCTGCTTCAATGCCGCTATACAAAAGGATGTAACGATCATACTGCTGAGCATCTAATTCAACGCCCTTGATTTGTCTGCTTGGCATACCAGGCGCATATCCTTGATTTATCATCTCTTCTGCTACCGGATCGTCTACTACTTCAGAGGAATAAATACCTGAAACAATATCAGGGCCAAGGCCACCACTTAGAACAATAGGCTCTCCAAAAATATTTCGTCGTGGCGGCAAGTCATCTGAATAACCAGGTATCCGAGATTTAATCCTGTCTAGCATTGTGTACGTTGCGCTGATTTCTGGACTCATAGTGCGCTCTACACTGGCAACAAAACCAGGAACAACTGATCCCGCCATTCTTGTAAAGAATCGCTCCATCTTGGCGCTGTTTCCTTCTGGGTCGGTACTAGCGCTGAAAAACGAATCAAAGAAATCACTCACTCCTGATAGATAAGTTTTGCTTGCCATGTTTTGACTAACCGCAATCGCTGATGCCGCCGCAATTTCCATTGCATCCGCTTCATCTGCCTGCCCAATAATTTCTGTAATATCAGCCGCCAAACCTAACAATGTGCCTATAGGGTCAAGCCTGTTGTATGCGTAATACGTATTGCCAACTTTGACTGAGTACGGTTGCCAGCCAGTAGCACGCATAAGATTTCTCATATCACGATTGGATGGCCCTGCTCCTGTGATGTGACCACTCAAAGCAAGATCAGCAGACACACCCATTATCGTCGAGCCTGTAATAATTTTCGCTAAAGCTAAATCGCGTCTAGCACCACCAGCGGCAATTTCCTGCCTAACAGAACGAGAAGCAAACGCTAAAGGCGTTCTTTCAAACGTATATGACGCTATGTTGGTTGGAGTTCTTACAAACGGAATAATTATTCTTGCATAAGGGCCAACGCTTTGTGCTTGCCTAATTTTTTCGCCTGCTTGACCTAACTCTCCAATCCCTCTGATTCTTGTTTCTTTTAATGAGTTAGTAAAAGTCTGATAGCGACTTGCATCAATAGCTGACTGCCTGATATTTTCTGGTGGGTTCTCAATAATCTCAATAACGCGCTTTGCCGCCGCCTCATCACGCAACCCTTCATTAAATGCTTGACGATAAGCCTGCGCGTACAACTCCATTCGGTAGCCAACAGACTTAAAGAATTCATCGCCAGCAGTTAATAAGCGACCAGGAACACGGGCAAACTCACCTAGAAAATCTGCGAGCCGCCCTGGAAATCCTGCAATATTTAGGTTTTCCCCAGAAATAGCTCTGTGTTTTTCTGCTTCTACTTTTTGCAGTGGATCGGTAGGCTCACCCGTTTTCAAAGCATTCCATGCCAACCGAAAGCCATCGCGAGCGCCGTCAATCATTCCTTTAAGTTGGGCATCCGCTTCACCAGGCTGTATGTTTCGACCGATCACGCTTGCCACTTTTCTTTCACCAACAGTCAAAGCCGCGACCATCGCATTGGATGTTATATTTACCATGTGCGTTGTGGGTGACGACAGCAACGCATTGATCCAATACTCATAAAGCATATCCATCTTTGTGGCTTTTTGAGCATCCTTAACAAAGCGACCGATCTTCTCAGGGCTATCCAGCTCTGACAGCATGGCCGCCATGTCACGGGATACAGCTTCACCGCCCGTAGTCTCTAGCGCCTCTTTAATAAGGCGCTCTTGCTCTCGTGAACTAGCCGCTACAATTCGGAATGACTGCAATGCACGACCAGCCTCAGCCGTCATGCCTGATACCTGTGACTGGATGGCTCGATGCTGTGCCATCGCCCTACGGAACAAAGCAAGATCCATCTCACTGCCGTTCTTAGCCGCGTTAGCTAGCTTCACAAGGTTTTCACCAGAAGCCACAAGAATTTTACGAGCCGCAAGTATTTGCTCCGCGTTAAACGCCTCCCCTTGCCGACGTGCCAATAGGTCATCAACAGTCATACCAAGGTCATCAGCTAACTTGGGCAACTCGTCATTCGTGATTTTCTGGCGGCGTGCGTCGTTAATGTTGGGCGAGTCAGCCTTGGCAACCTCATCAATAAGAGTTGCTACATCATCAGTCGTATTAAGGTTGGCTAGATTGATGTTTTGTGCGGCCTCTGGATCTGCCTCAGTAGTCCCCGCTTTGAACTGAGGGACTCGAATAGTGGGCTGTACAGCCTCAGCCGCCTCACTAAAGGGGATGTACTCTTGACCAGGTGGCATCAAGTCAGGCGTAGGCGCTCCGCCCTTCATGGTTGCCGCCGCTTCTTCCACCAGCTCCTCAACCGTCTTGCCTTCAGCTTCAGCAGTCTCTACAAGCGCTCTGCGGTTTTTTATGAGCTTAACGCCTTGAACAAGACCCTCGCCAAGAAAGCCAATGGTAAGCCCTTCTACAGCGTTTTTAAGACGCCCCTCAGCGTCCGTATCTTCTGGACTGGCCGCAAGATATTCAGTAACAGGGTTTTGTAAAGCAGGAACTTCTTGAATTAAGTTAGATAGCCGATCCTCTTGAGGATCAAAAACCGTCGCATCAGCTACACCAGAGGCCAACGCTGACTCGACGAAAGTTTTAGCCTTACCAGTTTTTTCAGCAACCTTCAGCGCTCTAATCCCTTTTAATGCAGGTGAAAAGCCTGTAAGGAACTGACTGATAGATCGAACACCAGCGCCCGTGACAGTCCGAGGATCAGCTTCTATTGTTAGATATTCAACATCCTCAATGCCCATTGCTTCATCGAGAATTTTTGCGGCCTCAGCAGTCGCATCAAGAAAGCCAGCGAGTGCTTGCCGTGGCCCTTCGATAAAAAGCCCGCCAAAAAAATCGGCGGCCACTGGCTTTGCTACTTCACTAGCAAACTGACCCACCCTAGCGGGGATAGATTCTTCTTGCTGTTTTTTAGCTTGAATCCTTAAACGCGCTCTTTGAGCTGGAGTTAAGTTAGCATTTTGTCTAGCATCAAGGACTTTGCCAGTAGCGTCGTCATTTTCAAATGTAGGCGCACGAAGTGGTGGCACTATATCGACAGCTAGACCTGTAGAATCAGCGGCCTCTGCGTCTTGGTTAGCCAGTATGAGGCCAGCCATTGGAAGTGCTATGCCATATTGGCGAGATATATCGATGATACGTGGATCAAAGACTACAAAGTTACTTGTGCCGCCTTCAGTATTACGCGAGAAACCGTCGGCATACCTAATGCCTTTTATGCCAAGTTCTTTAGCTCGCTCAGTTGCTTGCTTTTGCGCACCTCTTCCTGTGGCTTGAGGTGCTAGTCGGTAATACGCAAACTCACCTTTAGTGTTTTCATCAACGCCCTCTAGCTTTAACAAGGCATCTCGTATTTTTGGAGGTTGTTCTCTGACTGGCCTATCCCAGTTAATAAGCTCATCTTGCCCTGCTTGAATCTGAACTTCATACACTGCGCCTTCTGGCTCTACAAATTCAGCGCGAGGACGAACGTATGTTTCAAATAACCGCCGCTCTTCCGGCCTAAAAGATGACAACACATTTTCCAAGTCACTTTCAGTATTGGCTTGGCTCATGTTGCTCAAAATAATATCTAATCGCTCTTGCGAAATATCATCACCAACCTCATCATACAAATCAGCAAAGCGCTCCCGAATATCTGCTGTATATATAAGGTCAGCAGGTTTACCGCCAACTTCAATCCTTGGCTCTGTCAATGCCTCTCTGTATCCGCGAGCAACATCTTCCGACTCAGCAAAATACAGGCCATATCCATACGCCTGAGCGCCCTCGCCTGTTCCAATCTTTTCAAAGTCGAACTGCTGAAATTGATATGGACTACCGTGATAAGCCCTGAAGCCTGATTTTGGAGCTTCTGCACCAGCTCTTGCGACACCCTCGGCAACTTCAGTTATTAACTTACTAACCATTATTGTTTCTCTTCTTAGTGCTGTTCATTAGGTTTTCAAAGTTTTGCAAGCGCTGTTCTTGTTCTTTCAATGATTCGTATTCCGAGTTGTATTCAGTATCGTCTATCTCGCCATCTTCATATTGCTGATCTAAGTTTTTATACAATATCTCGAATTTTGTGTTTGCTATATCGTCTATAGAAATTAAGTCCTGAGCCACATCTTCAGGTGCCTCACCAGCAAGCACTCGCTCGTCATATTGGAACATTAGAAATGACGCTCGTTTTTTGTTATCGCCAGTAATGTTTCCAAGTATGTCGGTTGTTGCAATGCTGTTTTTTACAAAGTTTCTATAACGATTAGCCTTTGGCGTGTTTAAGATTGGCTCTTCATCTAACGATCTCAATAACTGGAGCGCTGTTGCGCTTGTCAAATTTTGGCTTCCAGTATTTCTAGCTATCTCTTCCCTTGCCGCTGTTGGGTTTGTATACATCTTCGTTTGCACCTCATAGATAAACTCATAGTTATCTATGCCCTGCCCTCTTGTTTGCAAGGTAGTAGTAAGACTTCGAGCGCTTTCCGGCGTAATGTCGTTAGCAAGAGACGCTCTTGTAACATCACCAATATCTTTCTCGCCATTAATAATCCCAACGAAAAGGGTCATATAGTTATCTGTCTGCCTTTTTTCTCTTGCCTCTTCTTCTTCTGCCTCTGCTAAACCTTCCATTGCAATAAACTCACGGAGATCAGCGCGCAGGACATCAACAAGACGCTCCTGCTCTTCAACAGAAAAGTCAGAAGCAATGAGGTTGGCTGGAAGAAATTTAGAAATATAGTCTAGCGCGGCAGTAGGGCTAGCATCATTTTTAAGCATTACTTGCAGACCGCCTCGCGCTTTTTCTGCTTTGATTCCTACTAATAGTTTTTGCTTCTCCGTTTCTCCGGCTGAATAACTAATCATTCCAGCCTCAACACGGCTATCAATAGCGGAGAAAGCATTAAATTCCGCTATCGCAAGATCGTCCTCGTCATTAAGGCGAGCACTTCTTAAAGCCCTGTCTCTTGATATTTCAAAAGACCTAACGAATCGATCATCAGCAATCTGTAAATTTTTTGCGGTTTGCGCCTGGTGCACCTGCGCTCTTGCACTAGCAATTGCTTGATCCATAGACATCATTATTTGAGGCTGAAACTCGTCAGCAACATTGTTAATAACGCCGAGCCTGTAGTCTTTTATAACTGTGTCGAACGAATCAATATCGTCAGGATTGTCCGTTAATATGCGGTTTATATTTTCTTGTGTGTCAGTGTTTACGCTTGCCACATACGCTTTTGTTAGTGCATTGTTGTAAGCCTGATCGAAAATCGACAATTGTGACAACAAGCCTTGTTGAGTTTCAATCGCCTCGCCTTTTTCTGCGGCCTCTTGACCTGCCTTCAATCCAGCCTCTCGGCCCCTGCGCTCCTGAATGCCCGCGCCTACCTCGAACGCAATATCACTAACTGACTCAGCCAAGCCAGAGAGAGCCTGCAAGCGTTTAGCCTGAGAGGTGTCTACCCCTGTAGGCGTAAACTTGCCGTAGTAATCAATGCGCTTCTGAGCCATAACTATCCATCCGTAGGCGTTTGCGATAACTGACCAGCTTTCACGCCAGACTGTAACAATGTACTTGCCGCCGATATTCCCGCTGTTTGCACTGCGCTTCTTGCTTGTCGTTCTAATGACGCCCTTCGTAAGCGCTCTGATAGGTCAATAGTCATTTCGCTAAGACTTGCTTGCCTTGCGCTTTCCAACGCCAAACTTGCCGGCGTTCCTTCCCCCGTAATCCCCGCTGTCGAGAGTGCTACCGCATTAGCCGCTAAAGCTCTATTAAGCTCTTGACGACGCTGTAGCTCTTGGCTTTGCGCCGCCATCTCTTCTTGCTTGGCTTGCTCTCTGATTGCGGCTTTCTGTGCCTTGCCTGCTTGTACTTGACCGTATGCCTGAATACCTCCAGCTACGGCTTGCACAGCGGCTAAAATTAAAAAGGGATTCATTTAATTACCCTCAACCTCGTATTCAATCATCTGTATATGCATGGGCGTAGGATCAGGACAAGTAATCGTTGGCATGACCTCTCTGCCCCAGCCGTTAATGTCGTAAACATCCTCTATTATGCCACTTGTGGGGACAATAGACTCAGGACTAAGTGGCGAGTCAGTGCTAGGCCCAAACGAGCGGATAGCGACAGGAATGCCATCAATATTAATGCCAGACGACTCGTACACCCGCAAGTTCATACGAACAATCTTCTTCAGGCGCATCTGATTTCCAGAGTCACCTCGGTATAAACTAGTATTCAATGGCATCGGCTTAATAGTAGGCGTGAACAACAAGCCAACCTCATAATTGCCCGCATACACTTCATTAGAGTCTAAGCTGATCTGGTTAGATGCCCCGACTGTCCTAGCTGGCAGTACATAACCCTTGTCTTCCACAATGATCTGTACTTGCTCGTTGAATAAATGATCGATTGATCCTAGCTGTATCTGTGATGCCGTGTCTTTACGCGCACAATCCAGCTTGTAATTGAAATCCCAGCGCTCAATGTAGATGAGTGATTGGCTATTCACCTCACGCTCAACAGACATATACAACTCTTGATCTACAACGCAGACGCTCTTGATGTTTCCATCTGTATTCCAGCTAGTGAAGCCGTTGATGTCCTGACTTCTCAGCGTATTTAGAACAGTGGCAGAGCCATCTGAATTAACAATAAACAGCCAATTAGCATCATCACTCGCAGTGCCCGCTAGAAGCGCCATATCGACGGGCTGGTTGATTAAATGCGATGCCAGTACCGACCTATCATCCGTTGTATAAGCGTCCTCGTTAAACGAATACAGGAAGCCTAAGAGCGACTTGCCATGACGGTCTATAAACATGGTCGAGCCGTCAACATCCTGCACCTCAATGTTGCTTGCACCATGCGATGTCTGCGGCTGAATGTTGATATTGGCTGGAGTCACAGGTCTGCTGGTAATGGCAAACTCCGCACCCGACGTAAAGATCTGGAGGTTACGACCAGGATAAACATCAACAATGTCGTTCATCTTGCGAGATGAGATGGTCGCAAAGATAGCCTCGTCGTCGTCAGCTTCTTCAATCTCAAAGTCAAAGAAAGTTCCAGTTTTAGACATAAAGATCGACTGTGGCTTTGACCGAGTACCACCAATGACTAACCGACCCTCATAAAAACACGCGCTTCTAGGCCAGCCACGGGTAGATGACCACACATCTTCTTTACGTGGGGAGCCAGCAGGCGGAACTTTTGTAAATTCAATCTCGTGGCCTGTATTGCCTTCCGTCACATAGGCAGAGAACAATTCAAAGTCTTTTGTTGATTCGCCCGATATTGTGATCGTATAAGTATGCGCTCCAGTCCTTGCAACAGAAACTCCAGTCTCGCCAAAGACAGGCATATCTTGAAGATTCTTCTGGATGTTAAACACGGTAGCCGCTTGCTCATCCGGCGTTGCATCGCCCGCAAACGTAATAGATTTGGACGTTACGCCTTCAATATCAATCTCAAAACGCTCGCCTTTTTTCCATGTGGCACTGCCATGATGTATGTCCATTATCTGGACTTCATTAACAGGCGTAGGGCTTAGATCATCATCAAAGTCATACTGCGGAATATTGGTAAACGGGATGTTGTCCAAGAACCAATCGTCATCTGTACCCAGATTCACAAGGCGCATAGGCTCAAAGTTGCCGAATATCAGCATGACATTCTCAATCTGAGCTACTCGAATGTCCTGAACATCTGCCTCAGACAAGGATGAATAGGTTGGCTTGATGTCAGCCGCAAGCGTACTAGGGGTTCGGTACGCCCTGATGTTTTCAGCAGTGAACTCGATCAAATAATGACGGTCATCCTCAATGCTAAAATCTACTAGCTTGGGCGCTTGAGAGGTGCCGTCCTCATACCAGAAGTTAACATCCGCCACAGTTACGGTTGCTGTGCTTAGATCAGTCGAGCCAACCCTAGCAAGCCGCCAGTATTGGCGCTGATACAATTCGCCAGCAGGTGTTTCAATAGTAATGCGGATATTTTGGGGTGACGTGCCAATCAGGGGCACATCTTTGACGTTAGCCCACGTAATCCCATCGCTAGAGTTTTGGATCTTGAACTCATCACTCGAACCAGACGACAAGCTGATCTGACGCAAGTCAACAAAGTCCCGCCAGACAGCACTGCCAAAGTCATACTCAACAACAGAATATGGATCAGTGGTGCCAATCGCGACAGTCGTCGATGTGGTAGTAGCATCATTAACGTCATTGATAACGGTTGTAGAACCGCCATTGGGCATCGTGATGCCTGTAGAACCCTTGACTCGATCTAAGTTTTCTACCGCTTTGCCAATGTATTCAGTACCAGGACGACGCTTCATCCCGCCTTGAGGGACAATCACGACATTATCGGCAGTCTCTACCGCCTGATAATACTGATTAACGTCGGTACGGCCTTTCAGTAGTGGGGATAGCTCGCCACTAACAAAGCTCGACTGGACAAATCGAGTCTTAGCCATCAGTACCTCACATTAGCAAACGGGTTACTTCTCAGTGGTTGGACAGGATGCTGTTGAGAGTCCGTCAATCGAGCCATACGGGACGCATTCACATAAGCCGCCGCCATCTCACCACGCGCCGCAGAGCTGTCACGAATGCTAGCCGCAAAGTCCATAGCCAATGCGTACTCGATCATCTTGGCGAAGTACACAGGCCACTCGTCTTCAGGGGCGTTGTAGATGTAATCAGCGTAAAGGGCTTGCGTTGAGTTGCTATACAGCTTGTCACCGTAGATCTGATAGTGGGCATCAGGGCTGACAGTGACCAAAAACAGCAAATCAGTCGGTAGCTGGTAGATGCTATTCCAGCTATTAGGGTCTACTGGGGTGTCAGTTAGTAATGAGATCTGCGCTGTCTTACGAGCAAAGCCCCAACGATGCTTTGTCAGCTCGTTCTGGACTACATTGTCGTACAGATTGTTGGCAACAGTCTCTCGGCGTGACCCGCCAGTCAGTGAATTAATCGGAGTATCACCGATCAAAATAAGTGCATTACTAATTAAGTCGATCTTGCTCGCCATAACTCACCCAGAAATAGGATGGCCCCCGAAGGGGCCGAAGTGCAATTAAGCAGTCTTGTCGTATTGAACCTTGACTAAACCACCTTCGTCGCGAACAACAGAACCAGCTTTCAACATACCGTTGGTCAGCCAAGCTGTCTTTTCAGGGACGTAGTTGATTTCAGTCTTCATATCAATACCGATAGCAAGACCAACAGCAGGACGCTGGAAGAACCAAGAGTCAACGATGTTAGCCGCTTCAGTCAGACCGCCTTCTGATCGAGTCTCGATCACGATGAAGTTGAAACCGCAAAGGCTGTTTACTTCACCAGATACAAGAGCTTTGATCGCTTGATAGTCACCAGAAGTTGCCTTCTCGTCGTTCAAGAGTCCGCCAAGACCGCCTGCTTCGATAGCCGCAAACAGCTCAGAGTTAGGAACACCCTGATCACGCAACTCAACTTGAGCCTCGATTACCTTAGCCATAGTCAGGTTCGCACCGCCAGCCGCTACAGTTGTAGTAGTTGGGGTTGAGCCGTCCATTGCGTCGATAACGAGCTGGTCACAACGACGACCAAGAGCGCCAGCGATGGTGTTTGCTAGCTCTTGCTTCTCGTCAAAGTTAACTTCTTGCGCGTCAAAGATGTCTGTGAACTCAGGTGCGTTCCAGTTAGCCAGAGTTGCAGTCTTGAACTCATGGCCGACACCCATCGCGACTACATCTGCGGCGGTTGCCTTCTGGTTCGCTGTGCCTTTGCCCATGCGACGGAATTTGTAGGTATCACCTACGACGTTGTTACGTACAGTGACAGCGTTCTTGAGCAAGCCCATACCTTGGTAGGCGTGCTTCACCATGCTGTCAAATTCGGTTACCGCTACTGCGGAAAGATTCACTGACATGATTCAGTCTCCTCTATGTCAAATATCTCAAAATGATTAAGAGGTTTTGGACTGAGTACCCGATAGCCGGTCAGTCGTTCAACCTAAACTATCGGGCCTTAAGAAAGGGGTATCCGACCTCACGATGATACCACAATTAGAAGTTTGTTAGCCAACAGTGCGGCTATATGGCCTGTCGCCGCCAAACTCCTTCATCATGCGCTGGATCTTAGCCTCGTGATTCTGGTCAACAGAGCGTAATAGCTGGCCGTTCTCGTTCTTCTTGAACATCTCAGCCTCGATGTCTTCCCATGTCACGCCGCCTGGTTCGATATAACCATCAATCGGTAATTTTGCAGGCGCAGTTGACTTGATCAGCGACTCAACCAGCTCAACAGCCTCAGCACTGTTTACGGCATAGCGCAATCGCTCATAGGTATCGCCATCCAGATTGTTCTTCATGTACTGCTCAACAACCTTGACGCGCTCAACAGCGTTATCGCCGAGCTTCTGCAACTCGACCTCCATTGAGACCTCTTCAACAGCTTGCTCCTGCGCTGACAGAATGCCCCATGCGTCATTCAATGCAGACTGAGACATATTTGTCCGCTCACCAAACGACACAAGCTCCTGCCACAAGGCGTCTTCTGCCTCGACACCCTCAACAGTTTTGTATCCATCCTTTGGCGCACCAGTGAAGCCACCAAACTTCTTTTCCAATTCGGTATATGCCTTGGCTTGCTCGGATACTGACTTGTATTTGTCGGCCTTGTACCACTCAGGCATATCGCCGACACCTTTAATCCCGTCACTCAGGAAGTATTCGCCTTCACCTAACGTGGGTTCTGCGGCGTCTACTAGTGAATTCAGGGTATCGTTACTTTCTACGGCCTGCTCGTCCATGATTTATCTCCAAGGATAGTTAATGACAGCCCTCTTTGGGCTTACGGGTTGGTGTTTCAGCATGATGACCTCAAGCCTGCGCTTGCCATTCATCAACGCTAAGTCGTTTACGTCTACCCAATCGACGTGTATCGAGTCCTTGTAGCATCTGAAAGCCCGAAACTTATGCAGATACTCAAAGCGATCAAAGCCATATTCCTCGTGTAGCCCGTCAAGCCACTTCAGATCACAGCCAATCTCTTTCAAATAGTCCTGTTCTTCGCACACAAGCTCGTACTTGGGCTTTGGTTTGCGCCCACGCTTCTTGGTTTCTTCAGTCATAGTCGTTCCGTTTGTTGGATGTAATGAATGATCATGCGGATAACGCCTGCCTCGCCATTGTGATACGCCGCTTCATACGCGACGTTCTGGCTGTTAAGTGAGGTAGCGTTCTCAATAAGAAAACGACGGGTCAGATCCTCTAGAACCTTCTGCCCGTCTTCTGTGTTGAATGTGCGAGCGTATGCTTTGGTTAACTCTGTCTGCTTTTCTCTCGCTTTGGCTTGTTGTTTTTGTGCCTTGGGGTTCTGCCCCTCAATGTCATCCCAGCTCATTCGCTTCCGTCATTGGTTGTTGTTGTTCCATCATCTGCGCTTGCGCACCAGCCTGAATGATCTGCTGTTTCTCCATGTCAGATCGCACCAATTCTGATGGCATCCCTGTCTTTTCAGCCGCCCACGTACCGAAGTCCTCGGTCTTGTACGCCATCAATACCTGCTCGGGGCCAGATGTACTCAATACAAACTGCACAGCTTGCTGAACCGACATCAGATCCTCAGCATCCTGAGCTTGGGCTAGTGGTGATGTGAATTTAACTTTGACATCGCGCCCACCAATCTCGATAGGAACGATCAAACCGCGGCGAGTCAGTATTGCGACGACACGCTTGAGGATTGGTATGAGAACTTCTGTCTGCAATCGCCCGAACGCCGACCCGATCCGCTTTGCAAGCTCTCTGGATTCAATAGCAACTTCAGTGGCGGAGCGAACAGGGCCAGAAGGATCGCGCAAATCATTAAACAGCGCCAACTTGATGGCGGTCTGTAATTCAACGATTTCAAATTGCGCCAGCGCAAGGTTTGACCCCGTGTCGAGACGTTGGATAGATGGGTTGTTGGTGTTGTTTGACCCGACAGGAATGACGACGCCAGGTGCAATGACCATAGTATAAGGGTTTGTTACGCCGTCATCAGTAGCCGTGTACATCCCAGCGAGATCAATCGCCGCTTTTTGCAGGACAAACTCTTTCGCCTTGTTCAATGAGCGCACATCAGGCAACGCTTGCATGGCAGGGCCACGACCTCGCACCTCGCCTGCAACCTTTGTATAGCGACCAGTCACCCAAGGGCTTGATTCACCGAAGTCCTCAGTCCATGAGTAGCGACTCTCGCCATCTACCCACAACACGCCGTAATAGCGTTTTGTCTTGGGATCATAAATCACGCCCTCACTGACCTTTACCTCAGTGTTTGGCTTGTTCTCGATCATGGTTCTGACTTTCTGTGACGGCTTGAAGCCCTGCCACATACGCTCTAGCAATCGAGCCTTAACCTCAAAGCGCCGCCAGTGCGTCTCAACCGTACCGTATGGCCCCTCTTCAAACGCAATGCCCTTCTGCGGAATCGTGTTGAAGCAAATAGGGTTAGTCTCGTCGTCTGTTTCTTCGATCTTCATGGTGGCTGTGCCAACCAATAGATCTAACGCGGCCTCATAGAACTGCGTGTGAAAGTTAGAGCGATTGATGTAGTCGAAAACGATCTCGCACTGCTGATCAAGGTTTGATCGGATGTCCTCTTCAGAGACATCGAACTGGCCTGACTCAACCAAACGAACAACCTCATCGGTAGGTTGGAAGGTAGCCCAGCGAGACCAGATTGGCGCAATGTTTTCCTGTAGCTTGCTCGCACCTTGTTGGATAGCTGTGAGCGCAGTCGAGTCGAAGATCTTATCCATCTTCTTCTGACCCTTGTCTTCAACATCAAACAAGTTGCGCTGAGGTAGGAAATATTCATACACGTCCTGCAACTGGTCATGCCACATTGCTTGCGTGTTGAATGCCTTTTGCTCTCGTTCCTTGATGTCCTGGATCGAGCCTAGATGCGATGGCAAGCTCATAATTAATTACCGCATAGGTACGCGAGTGCGTGGCCGAGGTGTTGGACGTGGGCCACCGCCATAAGCAGGCGGGGCAGGCGGAGCGCCTACTGCTGGAGAGCCGCCTAGCATGGTTCGGCCTCCGGTTGCTGATGCTTGACGAGTACGAGGCACGCCACCCAATAAGGACTTAGTGCCTAACTTGCCGCGAGCCATAGCCTTAAAGCGCTCTTCTTGCTCTCTGATCTCTTCATCCAATGCCGCCGCTTGACGACGCTCAACAGCTAATTGTTGTGCTGTTGGCTTAGGTGCTTTGGGTGCTTTCATCTTGCTTCCTCAAATGCCGATATAACTGGTACGGCGTCAGTATGAACGGGTTGCTTATCCCTAACATTTGTTTCGTATGCCCGACGCAAGTGTTCAGCATGAACAAAGATCGCCGAGGTTCACTCGTTACAGCCTTGACGATGATACCACTTTCGATTATGTCGGTCACACTATCCGTCGTGTACATCTCAACACCCTTTGTCGTCTTTGAATGCACTAGCCAGCGCCCTTTTTCCGCTTTGATGACAAAGCAATGCCTGATCGTCTGATGCAGGAATGGACTCCACCAATGCCTATCATCATCAGTGAACGCCACGTATACCTCAGAAGACATTGAACTTAACCTCAGCTCTCCGTATTGGTCGTTGGATGTTGCCGTTTGTCAGTGCTTGTTTGCCTTCCCCTTCACCTTGCAATGCATACTCAAGCGCTTCTACTGGGTGACTGTACTCATTCTTGTCTGGCTCGTCCGTATACTTCTCGCCCGACACCTGGATACGCCGATAACAGAACCCGCCTTGCAGTCCCTTGCGGATCATCTTGGCCTTTGGAGTGATTAGGAATCTAGGTTTGCCGTCCATGCATAGCTCTTTCATCGGTAGCTCAAGCGCCGCACGTCGTAGGGCAGGGTCGTTACTCAGTGTAGGCGTACAAGGTATTCCAGCGGCACGCATAATCTTAAACGGCGTGTCAGCATTCGCTTGGTTCTTGTTGTCGCCAGAAGGATCACCCCAACCGCGAAACCTAAACTTAGGGTAGTTAGCATCAATGTACCTCTTGAGGCTTGGCGCAAAGTCCACAGCGCCGCTATCAGTCATACAGAACTCGTCGAAGCACACCCAGCGACCCAGCGAATCGCGTTGTATAAATGCACAAGCGGGAGTCCGACCAAAGTCAAAGCCAAGAACAATGGGACTGTCACTATTAGGGTGATAATCACCGCTAAAGCAATGTATAGAATCAGTGTATAGAGGATGAACTGGCTTGCCGCTTGATACAAAGCCGTACTCATTCGCGAGATTAACCTTAATCCAGTCATCTGATTTCCCTTGTAGTCCGCGCCGGTAATAGTCCTCGGGTAAGTTGCGTAGGTTCTCTGCCTTCTCGTTCAGATACCAGCCATCACCCTCTCGATACACGCCGCCTGGTTGCCGATGAAACGTCCAGCCGTCGGGCCTTTCCTCTTCAGCTAGCTTGTAATACCAGTGATCCTCATCAGGTGCGTTGGAATCGCCGATCATGCCGTAGTGCGTTGGCTTGATTCCCTCTTTCATCGACGGGTATCGGCCACAACGTAGGTCAAGCATATCCACAACGCTCTTGCTGTGCTCTTTGGCCTCGTTCAGCCACACCCAAGTAGTCTGTATGCCTCGTGCCTTCTTAACGTGATCAGGACGATCAAAGGCGATAAAGATGACCTCAGAGCGTACTGTAGTGCCATCCTCTAGTTTGAACTGGATTTTGTGGGTGGGCGGCTCCTTGTTGCCCTGCTTGAACTCACCAAGATCGCCATGCACTTCGAGCCAGTCCTTGATGGTTGTAGAGAACAGCTCGCTATACGTATTACGTGCCGCGATGATCCGACTGAGCCGAACGCCGTAGTTGGGATGCGTCTCTCGTGTCACTGGTGCCTGCTCGCACATCAACTCTAGGAACTTTAAGATGACTTGGACGGTCTTGCCGGAGCCTAGTGGCCCCATGATGAATGAGTTACGTGCCCGACAGTCAGCAAACTCTTCAAGGATCTTGCCCTGCGGCTTGGTTACATACTCAATCGTCGCCATCGAAGCGCTTACGCTGTACAGCTATCACCAGGTCACCGCCGTCTGGGCCAGTAATCTCTTGCGATTTGAGATCGGGAATGTACTTGCTCATCATCTTATAGGACAAGTCACCACCAGCCTTCAGCCTTGCAATATCTGCGCCATCTAGCTCTAGCTCTGGATCTAGCAATTTTTTAACAACTTCAAGCACATGAGTATGATACCCCTGAGCCTGTATTTGCTCTCTCAAAGCCTCTTGTCTAGTGGCTCTGTTAAGTTGCGCTCTTGTCTTTGACACCGAATATCCTATCCCAGCCATCCTTGTAGGCTTGGCTACTAGTTGATGTGTACTTACGTGGTCTTGATCCTTTCCCGCCATTCAGCTCGGGGAAGTGTCTGTCCCGCGTTTCCTTGTCTAGTTTACCACGATGGTCGGCCATCAGTTTTCTCCGTTGGATAGCGTCCCCAGTATGATGCTCCGTACTTGTGATAGTTGCGGAGATACTTACTCATTGTTGATTGATGTACGCCGTAGATCTGCCCGAGCGACCATAGACTCACGCCACGCTCTTCCATCTCTGCGGCCTCTTGAACTTGTTTAATTGTCAGCTTCATCTTGATCCATCTGAAATAATAAGAAATCAATAATCTCTTCTGCCTGGTCTCTAGGTAGGTCGTTATAGATCCTGCCCGCCATCTTGCTCATCACTAAGCCAGCAACGAAAAAGTGAGGCTCGTCGTACTCCTCACAGTGATCGTCTATCAGTTGATAGATAGAGCCAAGCAGATCAGAGTGAGTAGCGTAGTTGCCGAAACTAGCGTGTATGACATCACCCATTCTTTACCGACTCCCGCCAGAACTTGATCATCTTCTCGTCATTGGCTCGCCGCTCTTGTAACTCGACGGCCATGATCATCTGGTGATGGAAGGTTAATGACTTCCAGTGATAGGTTTGATCAATAAACTTCTTGAGAGTCTCATCACTAATTCTAGGCTTCACGTATAGCTCTCCCTATCAATTCAGGTATTGGCGGCACTACTGCATTGCCTAAGCATTTAAGTCTGTGTGACCTAGAGGGAATCCCATTAGCCACTCTACCCACGTCGGGCTCAGTCCTCCAAAAGGCTTGCCCTGTTGTATCCGTAAGTTTCTGACAGACTGGGCGAGACTCAGTTGCACTGTATGGCCGCTGTCTCTTATCGGTTTCCAGCTCCCTGTTGTGCCGCCTTGACTTGCATTTGGTGTCGGCCAAAACACTGCCTCCCTCAACGCCGCCTTTGGATGTCCCGCTTCCTGTATTCGCTTCTGTGACGCACTGCCCATGTCGGACGCTACTGGGGTAGGCAATAATCCACACCCGATCTCTGTGATGGTGGGCGCCAAGCGCGGAAGCTGGTATACAGTGCCACTCCGCATCATACCCGATCTCGGAAATGTCCCAGAGAACTCGCTTAAACCAAGCTCCCCGTTCTCCATTAAGCAGGTTTGTGACGTTTTCAAAGATGGCGTATCGGGGTCGAAGCTCCCCAAGAAGACGGGCGCACTCTGACCAGAGTCCACTGCGTGTCCCATCTTGTATGCCGGCTTGGTTTCCTGCGACTGATATGTCTTGGCAGGGGAAGCCGCCTGTGATGACATCGACTCTAATTCCGTCTGAAGCCAATCGCTCTGCTGTGATTGTTCGTACATCGTCATAGATAGGCACTCCAGGCCAATTCTTGCGTAAGACTTTCTGAGCGTAAGGTTCTATCTCACAGAAAGCCACTGTCTCAAATCCTGCCCGCTCAAGCCCGATGGTAAAGCCACCGATGCCAGCGAATAGATCAAGAACTCGCACAATCTATACCTTTGTAATTAGGCCAACCGTTCTCACCGTTAGACACTTTGTACAACTGAACCATGTCGCAGTAGTGAGCCTGTTCTGCAATGGCGTCTTCCATATCGCCGCGCCCAGCAATGCCCAAACCAATCACAACAACTACAATCAAAATAATGAAACGCATAACTTCTCCCTTTTTTTGGGGGGCAAGAAGCCCCTGACCTTTGCGGCCTATTATCAACCCTAGCTACCTGTAAGCTGGGTAGTGTTTAGCGACTTCTGCAACGAACCCTTCCAAGTATGGCTTGCTCGCCATCATATCCAGGAACAACTCTTCATCTAGACCTTTAGCATTGCTCAGACTTCGGAACATCTTGTCCAAGCACTGGTCTGACATCGAGAGATTGTGTCTCGCCACAAACGCCTGCTTCTTTTCAACAACGCACATACGTAATCCCGTATTAGTGATGTTGTCTTTATTATACACTAAATGTCTACGAGAAACACAACCTGTTTTAATTCCAACTCTGAATCTCGTACTCTGGATCTGATTCCTTACGCCTGACCTCATCGCGGTAGTGATCAGAGATATCCTTTCTCAGTAGCTTACTGGTCTTGTAGATCTCATTCCGATCCTGCCGCAACTTATCCATATGCGCCTCACCCAGCTCGTCATTCAGCCAGTCGTGAAACGCTATTGGCATGGACGTGAAGTAGCGATGGCAGGCATGGCACAAAGCAATGCAGTTAGACATGGCCCAGCGTGTTCGCTTGTTAGCCCTGCCGTAGATGTGGGCGCACTCAAGCCGATCAGTCTTATGGCAATGCAGACACTTCCCATCTCGCAACCTAACGGCCTTAGAAAACCAGATGTCACACGGCTCACGTTTAACTGCCATAGCTATCTCAATGCATCTACGCCGACCTTGAATCGGCTATGCTCTCCAAACTCTTTATCGAGTATAACGCAGGACATTGACCTGGACGCCCCATAGCCACGCTCTGAGTGAAATGAATCGACGGGAGGGAGCACATTCCATGACTCGATTGTACAGCCGCCTATCTCTTGAGCTTGCTTATGATGGATATGACCAACCCAGATATGTCTATGCTTGGTCTCGCCCCATTCTTTCGCGTAGTTGCGTGTCACATTCTCGTAGAGCTGTTGCGGCTTGATCCTGTCGCCATGATGGGTAACCACCAGGTTGTTGCCCCATTTGAAGTGAATCCACTTGCTGAAGTTTTCGAACACCTTCACGCGCTCAATATCGGCATAATACATCCGTAGCATTTCGTTCAGCCAGAGACTCGCATCTGGATCATGGTTGCCGCGCACATTAATCACCCAGACCTCTTTGTGCTTCTCCAGCATCCTAGTGATTAGAGTTTGAAAGAGGGAGCCAACTACTCGGATAACCTTTCCTTGGCGTGTATCAATATCGAGCGTATGAGTCTGTGAGCCTGTCTGGTTCTTCAGATTGTTAGCGTGAAGCAAGTCACCACAATTCAGTAAAACGCCGATCTCAGCATTGCCAGCAATCGACACCAGCTTATCCACTGCCTTGACCAACAATTCCTGACTAGTCTTCAAATCATAGGACTCGTCATTAGTCTCCGGCGACCATGCAACCATGCCTAGATGGTGATCCCCTATCAGATAGGCCGCCAGCTTGTCCTCAGCGGTTTCTGTCGGTGGGTCTATGGGTTTGGCTAGCCCTTCAAGATCGTCCTTCAGACCTAATTTGAACGCCTCAAGAGCGGCCTGTAGCATAGCCTCTTTGTCAGCCTGACTCTTCACCCACTGCCCGACAGGCTTTCCATCTTCATTGTAGTAGGTAGAGACCCCGCGCACATGGAAGCCATCGGGAACCGTATGCGTCATATCGTGATCGGGTGAGTAGCCCTGCTTGGCGGCGCGATCACTAATAATCTTTATCGTGCCTTTGATAGTCTCTCGGCTAACACCCAGCGCACGCCCGATGTCGGTCTTGTTCATGCCAGACTCGAACAGCCTAACAATCTCCGCTTGTCTTTCAGTATTGCAATACTCTAATAGACTCATCATCTCCCCCAAGATAGATGGTTATTTGCGCCTCCCAAATGGCACGTTGATCGAGTATTTTTCGACAAGCAGTCTACTCAAATGCTCATACACTTCATTCACTTCAAACTTGTTGACCCTGGTTGTTGACTTAACACCAGTCACCGCCTCCTGTACTGGCCGCCACATATAGTCTTTGACTAAGTACATAGTTGGTTCAATGGGCACGCCATCCTTAATCACGGTCTTCATGTCCATACCATGCGCCGCCATCACTTCAGCAACCTCACGACAATAGGCATGAATGGCACTGTTCTGATGTTGCGTTCGGGTTGGCTTAATGATCTCGTAGATCTGACCCTTGTCCTGGTTGGCTCGAATGTACTCGCAGAACTGATCAGCCTGAAACTTGTTGTTTACAAACCAGCGCTGGCTCACGTCGTTACCCTCTCACCATCATAGGTAACGTATTGACCATACTTTTGTAGACAGTAGCTCCGATACTTCTCGGAGTTGAGGAAATCATGGGTCAAAGAATCTAGTTGGCTCCATTGCTTCATAGCGATTTTACCACTATTTTCCTGCATTTTCGCCGCAAATGGGGATATGCCTCGCTCCTGGTCTGCCGCACGCTTCAACCATGATGTAATGAACTGCTTGATACCTCGCGGCGTCTTACGTTTTTTAGGGTTAGCATCGCACCACATAGCCATAGCATTCAGCTCGGCAAAGACATCGACAGTTGAATAGGCTTGCTGTAGTTGAATAAGGTACTCGTCATCAGGTTCGTAATAAGTACCGTCATTAAGAATGATCATGAATCTACTCCCTAAAATTCATAGATGAAAATGTGTTTTGGCGCACGCTCCTCATACTGGGCTAAGCCAGAATCCAGAGCGTCTTTGATCTCTTGTGCAAACGGTTTCAGCCTGCCCTTGTAAGTCGTCCTTATTGTCTTGTCGTGATATGACTGCCCGTTGTATTGGATGACTTTGCTTTTGGCGGTCATGCCTGCGTAAGAGAAATTGCTGGCCTTGTAGATAGTCCCTGAATGACCGTAATGGGCATCAGCATAACTTACGATTGTTTTCACATTGGTATGCTTTTTAAGCCATCGTAATGATCGACCAACAAAGAAAGATTCAGAGTTTCTTGGGGCGTCATCAATGCACGCTAAGCGCCTTAGCTCTAAAACATCTTCCTCTTTATCAGCGTACTTCTTCCAGGCATTAGCCATGCCAAGACCGCCGTAAACCATGCCGCCGAGTAATTGATTATGCCCAAGCAGTCGGAAGCAGTGCGAAACGCGAAGGCCGTTGACGCTTCCTGAGTAGTGCCATGCTTCGATTAAGCGCTTTACCGAATCAAGATCACAGTGTTCAACCTTGAAGCCTCTAACCTTTGCAGTAGCGACATCAACTTGATCACTACTTAACAATTCAATTTGAGACATCCACACTTTCCCTTTTAATGCCGGAGCAAGCTCCGACACGTTAGTTAGTTAATAATGACGAGCTTTGATTACTGTATCGAATCTTGTCATCTATCCGCTTGATCTGCTCTCGACCAGCGGGGCGCATCATAGAGAGGGTCAACTCCGTCTCCGAGGTTTTTGCATTCCTCGGCCTAACGCCCAGTAATCTCTGACAAAAGAAGGATGAAGGATTAACACTGATTAACTGAAGGGTGTATAATGCATTCATCTTTCGTAGTGACTCCACGAAGATATCACTGTCCTCTCCCTTGGACAAGTGGCCTTAGCCCCCGTAATGGGGGCTTTTTTTATCTCCTATAAATACGACCACAGCTATTACACTTTATGTAGTCGCCTCGTGATGCAGTCTCACCTCCGCAAGGGCATTGCATTATGCTTGCTCCCTTCTAATAAACCACTCTGCAATCCGCACCGATTCGCCGTAGCGATTCAGCACTGGCTTCATGGTTGTCTGGATATCGTGACCTTCATGCCTCAACTCGGAAATGCGAGCTGGAGTCTCAATGACTCCCAACTCATCCCAAGCGTTCAGCCTGGTCAACACCTTACCCTGCTTCAGATATTGCAACACTCGATCCTTCTGACTCATGATCTCTCCCTAATTCAATAAAGTCGTTGTGATCCATCCCAAAGAAATCCGCTAGCGCGATGGTCGTGCTAATGGTGTTGTCTTCTTTGCGCCGCCAGCGGCAGATGGTTTGATGGCACACGCCAAAGTGTTCAACGAGATCGCTGTTACCTATGCGTGCTTTCTTTTGCGCCCTGCGTATGGACGCGCCTACGTTAAAACGGGATGTCATCGTTAAGCTGTTCCGTTGCGGTTGAGGTTTCAAGGGCGTTCCTGACTTGCTGAACACCATCTGCATGAGTCTTTGCTGGGTCTGGCTCCCATGTGTCGAGCTTGGCATAAATCTTATTCCCGCTTTTAGCTTTCAAAACCTGGAGGTTTACCCAGTCGCCAGACTGGGAGTTGATAAACGGAACAAACTCCGACTTCTTGATGGATAGATTGCACACCACAAAGTCCGGTGCATTCTCTTTCCGCTTGCAGATCATTCCATCTGCGAACACTGTTTCCTTACTCATGACGCTTCTCCCAATATTAGTTTGCGTGCTTGGTTAAACTCATCTGACTTCAGGTCTTTACGCTCTGCTGTCGTAAAGATCCCGCCTTTGCTTGGTGCCAGCCACAACGCTTTCTTATCATCGTTAGTGATCTCGCCCCATGCCTCTGCTACGGCCTCCCAGCTCTGCAAGGCCAGATGCTCTTTGATGAAATACACCGATGCGAAGTTACGCTGTAACGCTTCGTTGTGCTCCATCAATGGGGTTGCATCGTTCTGCTGTTGGATAGCGTTAGCCACCTCATCAGCCGATGCGATCTCTGTGCCGCCTAGACCGAAGAAGGCGAGTGCGCGTCCTACGGCTGACGACTCTGCGTTCTCAAGCGCTGACGTGCTGTTGATCTTACTGGCCGATCTAACCTCCTCAGCGTAGCCAGTAGCGATGACCACACCACAATTAGAGATCGTGGCCTTCATAATGACTAGCACGTCATTAGCCTCAACCAGCTCTGTTTGAATGGTGTAATCTGGATGTGCCGCCCTAAACTCTGCGACTCGAAGTGCCACGGTCTTATATTCTTTACCGTGGATTTTTACTTTACCTGTCATAGCTAAGCTCCCTTTGCCATTTCTTCATAGGTCACATCTTCGTAACCCTGCTCTGGAGCCGCACTCAAGGCATATTCCTTATAAGATCGGAAGA